AATTTTAAATATTTTTTATTTATATTTTTATTTTATAAATAAGATATTCTTTTTTTATTTTATTTAATTTTAAAATTTTTATATTTTTAATTTTTATTTTTTTTTTTTTTTTTTTTTTTAAAATATTTTAATTTTTTTTTTTTTTTTTTTTTTTTTTTTTTTTTTTATTTTTTTTTTTTGGGTTTTTTTTTTTTTTTTTTTTTTTTTTTTTTTTTTTGTTGTCTTCTTTTCTTTCTTTTTCTATTATTATATAATATCTTTTTAAGTCTGTTTTTTGCTTTGTTTTTAGGTAGTTAGGTAGTGGGAGGGGTCCCTCGGTTTAACAAAAACGATATAAGGTGTTGAACAAAGCTAAATGTAGCAAGCTACATGTGTAGAAAGGCATATCATATGTCTATACAGCTATACTGCAAGACATACAGTGGGTATGTGGCTTAAAATGTGTGTAATATCAGGGTGATAGGGATCATAAATTGTCCCTTTATATACCCACTAATTATACCAAAATAACCCCTCTTTTTTATCACCTATCAATAAAATAAACCTTGACTTTACACCTAAAATAGTTGACTATTAATTATCTTTTAACTGAAAAGGGGGTAAAAACATGAAAACAAGGGCGATTTCAACAAATAGTTATGCAGGTGACAGTTTTAAAAGAATTGAGATACAGGTGACAGATAGATGGATACCGATAATAGGAGTATACAAGGCAAGAGGCGTATGGGAAAATGATACAAACGGTAGAACGTTCAAGACGTTAGCAGAAGCTAAAAAATATGCAATCTATTTTTATAATAACCGAAAAGGAATAAAACAATGAAAAGAATTGAAAAGGTAGCGATACAGGCGTACAAGGATGGATTGATTGATATACTCGAGAGTATTACAATTATTGCAATATTCCAAAACGCCACAATTAATGAAGAGTTCGCCACAAAGTATGGAACCAGTATTGCAGATACTTTTAAATCTTTAACAGGAGAATAATACAATGCAACCATTAAACTTTGACAAGTGTAATTACAGCGATATTGAAAAGTATACGCAAGAGCTTGATTGTATGATAAATGGTACAACGGAATATCTGACCGTACTTGACGTCAATGGAATGTTCCCAAGTGTTGAGCTTGAAATTGACCAGGCGCTTGAAAAGTCTGGTATTAAGTTTTAACCATTTAACAGAGGAGTATTAAACCATGACACCAGTTGAAGAATTATACAAAGAGTTTTGTACTATTGACAATCACGGTTATACCGATTGTACAAATTGTGATTGTAAATGTTGTGGCGCTGCCATTAAACTTAGCGCTGAAGTTCACGATTGTGGCGTTCGTATGTCGCATGGCAATGATTGTTCCTGTGGATGTCATTGATTAACTACAACAACCTGCATTGATACCATTACAATGCAGGTTATTTTTTTATGTGCAATAGTAAGTAAGGCATACTTAAATACATCATTTAATGTAGTTCTGTATCAAATCAAAAACACCCAAGGGGGTGGTGTATATGTATGTGTTCCCACACCCCCGCCCCAAAATAAAAACCATCCCAAAAAAAATCCATATTTTTTAGCCATAATAATCCTTGACAAACCCCCAAAAATATGTTCCAATACAGAAACAACCGAAATCACACACTAAAAATGCGTACCCAAAAAAAGGCCGTATATTTTGACACAAGCCCTAACAAAGGAATGGTACACAGAATTAGAGAAGCATCAAGCAGATAATTTTATTAATCTGCCATTAGCTTTTCAAATGAAGGGCTACGACTATTCCACAATTTCCAAGGCATACCTTACATTCTTCAAATCAGACGACAATACCCGTTCAGATAAACTCTCACTCGCAAAAAAGTTCTTAAAATTCATAAGGCAAATAAACAAAAACAGGGCAAGAGAAGAACTCAACACAGAATTTTTCCTCTGCTTCGATCATTTCATGGAGAACTTCCATTCCTTAACATCAAAAAACGATGCAATCCATTTAGAAACCCTCACATTATTGGCCGAAGGAATTGACAAATCCCAATTTGTAGAGGATATAATCAATATTGATGAACTTAAGCGCAGAATTACTAATTTAAAAGCAACTGAGGCGAAGGAGGATATAATAGATGCAGATTGGTCAAGCTTTGAAATTGAGTATCAACAACTCAATCCGTGACACGCTAATCACACACATAAATCCTGATAATTCTTTCAACGTAATATACGTTGACCCGGAAACAAGAAAGGCAGTCTATGACAAAGTCGATAGCAGATCTGTTCCAGCCTCCCCAACCGGAACAAGAAAACAACCTACCATCCCAACAGGAGTACGAAAAGGACACAAATGAACCATTGTATTTCTTAGAGGACACTTGTGGAATGTGTATAAAATTCCAACGAATGTCGCAATTCTCACAGGTTGCGCCTTGCCGTTGGGATTATCAACTAAGGCAAGCTCGACAAGAAAAATGCCCAAGATACAAACAAAGGAAACGTGATCCTTGGAACCCGTTAGACATTCTACAACCGACTTAGCCAGTATTTACCAAGATTTAACTGGCCCAAAACCCACCAAGCAGCAGAAGTTTGATTCCAAACTTGCCCTGTTGACTGGTTTAATGGATATTTCTCCAGTTGGGGACATTGATGCTATTCAGTCAATGGTTACAGGGAAGCTAATGACAGGGAAAATGGCTGCAAAAATGCTTGGTAAGAATATTCCACCAGAGAAACTCTCTCCAGAAATGCGAGCATTGCTTCCTGCACTATCAGCCATTCCATGGATTACCCCGGGAATGGTAAAAGCCCTACACGGTGGTGGTGTACAGGGATTAAAAAAGCTATTAGACAAATTCATAGGAACCGGAGAGGGTCATTTTGCATTTGGTTGGGGTCATTATTTCACAGAAACAGAAGGTATTGCAGCGAGATATGCAAAATCATCTGCAAGAAAACATACACCGCAACCATCATATAAGGTAGGAGATACAGAAATTCTTATAAGAAAAGGTGGCGCACCGAGTTATGTAATACAAGATTTTTATAATGGAACAAAAACTAGAGATGAAGCAATAGATGGCCTTAAATATATAACAGAAAAATGGAAAAAAGGCAATAGATTATTCCCTACTTCTTCCCAAAAGAGATTTGATTTTAAAATGAAACAAGCAGAAAATCTTATTTCAGAGCTGCAGCAAGGGAAAAGCGTTAAAACTATAAATCAAGAGGTAGAAAAACTAAAACAATTAACAAAAGAAGATGTCTCAGATATTTTTAAAAAACATGGCTTTGATGATAATAAAAAAATAGACTTGTTTTATAAAGACCTTAAACATCTTGAAACTTATAGTAGAAATAATGCTGACGATGTTAATAATATGAAAGATAGACTATCAGCACTTAATAATGTTGACGAAAAAATAGTTAATGATGTTGTAGATCAACAATACAAAGTAAATAAAGTCTCACAGGGCCAAGTCTATGAAACAGAACTGATTCCAAAAGGTGAAGAGAATTGGTTCCAATGGTACGATGAAGTTCCAGATGAACAAATAGGCGCAATTAAAAAACAAGCAAGGGAAGAGGGTCTTGATATTGAAAAAGCTTTTGAGGGTAAGCTTAACGAAAGAAGAGCTATAAGAGAAGGTGCTGAGAATGTTACAGACGTTCAGGGTCGTGATATGTACTGGAATCTAATGGATGAATTTCCCGGAACAATGAACGAACAGAAGAAAGCAGTTTCACAACTCATGGACAGAGCAGGAATCCAAGGAATGAGATACCCAACAGGAACTCTCGGTCGTGGTGGAAATCAAAAAGGAATCACAAAAGCAAGGCTCAAATTTGAAGGAAAAGAAATAAACGATGAAATTATAAATAAAAACATGCCACAAGCTACAATGACTTCAATTGATAGCGTAGAAAACCTAAACTGGTTAAAAAAGAACACGCAAGATACACTTAACGAATACCATGGAAAACTTCAAAAAGAATTAACCGATCCAGAGCTTGCAGGGATGGAAATCTATTACAAAGAAAAGGGAATTAAATATCAAAAAGCATTAGATTTCCTAAACAAAATAGAAGTAGAAGAATACATACCAAAAAACTACGTAATCTTTAATGAGGATAATATAAGAATTGTTAAGTAATCTTGCAACAACCGAAAACGGCTTAATAGTACCAACGTCATATCTATATGCACATCCAGACGAGATTGAAGAAAATACTGGTGGCTGTGGCCCCGGTGGGTTAGGCGACTGGCTCGTACCAGACAATATCCTTGGAGAAAACATACGCCCAGCCTGTAAAATACACGACTGGATGTATTACAAGGGAATTACCGAAGAAGACAGGTTCATCGCAGACAGTATTTTTCTACAAAATATGCTTATAATAGTTTCAGATGGTGGAGTCTTAGATATTGCACAAGAAAGAATTTGCTTCACCTATTACCAAGCGGTACGACACGGTGGAGAATCTTCTTTCAACAATGGCTACACACCTGCGGTTGACGATATACCAAATAACATACTGGAGGAAATAAAACATGGATAACTGGAAACACAGAAGCGACAATATGAAATGTGGAGCATGTATGTACTTCGTTGCTAAAATTACAAAAGAACCAGCAGATGTGACAATTGGTAGATGTAGGAGAAATGCACCAACCATGAAGGGTTGGCCAGTAATGTTTTCAAGTGATTGGTGTGGAGAACATAAACTTGACGAGAATAAAATATAAATGAAAGCATCTTGGCTATATACATTAGGCACAGAATATTTAGGATTCACCAATGGTGGTGAATTGCATAAATACCTGTGTCAATGGATTTGTCAGCCAAGAAAAGCACAAGTAAGAATGGTTTTAGTACCACGAGGTTTTTTCAAGACTTCGTGGTTTACATATACACACAATACTGGCATGGCAATTGAGAACCCGAATGTTAGAATCCTCCAATGTTCTGGTGTAATGGCCAATGCGAAAATTATGGTAACTAAATGGGGGAAAACCTTTACGCACAACGAGCTTTTTAGAGATAAGTACAAAGAATATTGTCCAAAGAATCCAGAGAATCCGAACACAACATGGAACAGTTCAGCAATTTATCTTCCGAATCGCACAACCCACCATGCAGAGGGAACGATTGAAGCGTTTGGTGCGGACTCAACGATTGTTTCTCGGCATTATGACTATATGAAGTTTGATGATATAGTGACTCGTGAAAATTGTACGACAAGAACACAACTCGAAAAAATAATCTCATTCGTAAAGGAGGCATTTGGGTTGTGCGATCATCGGATGGAAACACCTATTGATATTATTGGTACGACATGGGATGATGGTGATTTATATGCACATTACTTACAGATGTACAAAGAGGAGTTAAAAGAAGGCCGCATCCCAAGAACAGAAATAATCAAAATACCTGCAACCTATCAATTAGAAGCAGGGAATACAATTGGAATGAAACTACCTTTTAAAGAGGGAGAGTCAATATTTCCAGAGCGAATTACAACAGAAGAATTAACACAGATTCAGAAAGATGATCCTGATACATATGCAAAATTCTACAATCTTGATCCAATTCCAATTGGAGATAGAACTTTTAATGATTTTACAACTTTCGATCAATTAGAAGGTAGTGATTATAGAACATTTATGACAGTCGATCCAGCACCAACAACGAATCCAACGTCCAGCTTCTCAGCAATAAACATAACAAAGGTTGATCCAAAAAAGAATATGTATTGCGTGTTGTCTTGGCGTGACAAGGTTACACCTGACAAGCTAATAGACACACTATATAAATTATATTTTGATTATGAATGTGAGAAACTTGGGATTGAGACAGATGTATATCAAGTAGCATTAAAATACTGGTTACAGGAGAGAATAAGAAGAGACGAAAAACACCGTTACATGAAAATAATTGAACTTAAAGCCCGTGGAAAAGCAAAACAGGACAGAATTGCAGCACTTGGGCCTTATGTCAATGCAGGACAATATCAGTTTAAAAAATCACAATCGACATTAATGTACAGTTTAAATAGATTCCCAAAAGCAAAGGATCGTGATGAAGCAGATGCAGCAGCATATCAGTTATTTCTGGTAAAACCATCGGGAATAACTAATGTTATAGAAGTAAATCCTAAATCTTTAAATGCATGGAAAGAGCGTGTCAAACGACTACGGAGGCCCAAAAGAGGGGTTTATGTAAATGGGTAAAAACATTGTATCATTAGTCATGTTATTTTTGGCAGTAAGCGGTATTATTTGGGCAGGGAGTAAAATTGATACAAAGGCTACGGCTGGTGCAGAGTTTGCAATAAAATGCCAGCACTTACCTATACAGGTAGAAATGCTTGAAACAAAAATGAGTAATTGTGAAGGCGTTATACAACAATTTGATGTCATGCAAGCAGAGCAACGCCACATAATTGACGATCTTAAAGGTATAGTCAAGGAGTTAGATGGGAAACTTAACTGAAAACTTCACAACAGAAGAATTCGTTTGCAAGTGTGGCTGTGGACAATGTAATGTCAATAAAGAATTTATCGACAGATTACAATTCTGCCGTGACGTTGCAGGGATTCCATTTATAGTCAGGTCTGGTTGCAGATGTGAGCAACACAACGAAGATGTAGGAAGCTCACCAAGATCAGACCATTTGACCGGAGAAGCCGCTGATATTAAATGCAAAGATTCAAGATCACGATATTTGATTTTAGATGCTGCGTATGTTGCAGGCTTTGATAGAATTGGTATATATCCAACATTTATTCACTTAGGACAATCTAACACGAATACAAAAGAGGTAGTATGGATTGCTTAAAATGTGAACATGATTATGCTTGTTGTAAAAACTATGGCGTTACATTAAGCGCAGAAGAAGTAGCTTTTTATGACAAGAAGGAAATTGTGCCACTTACTGAAAACTCTATGCTTCTCGGTTATGTTTGGATATTAAAAAAAATAGATGGCCATTGTGTGTATTTAGAAGATAATTTATGCACTATTTATAACAATCGGCCAAATGCATGTAAAAACTTTGATTGCAGGGATAGAATAAAATGATAGAGCAGTCAGGCGAAATAATTGAACAACCAGCATCAAGTGAGGTTTACGAGACACTTCCTGAACCAGAAGATAATAATACTGTTTCAACTGATGAAGTAAGGAAATGGCGGTCACGAATAGATGCAGCAAGAGAGGTTCGTGACATTAAACTGAAAAGCCTTGAGGCTTGGATAAGAATTTATGAGGGTTTTCATTGGGCAATTGAAGAAGGCGAAGAAGTTGCGCTTGACCTGTCAACTGTAAATTTAATATTTGCAAATATTAAAAAAGAATTGCCGAATCTATATTTTCAGAATCCAGAACCAGTTGTTTCTGCAAGAATGAAAGAATACGAGCTTCCAGCTTTTGCATTACAGGAGTTGATGAAGTTTTATATAAATTATAATATGGGAACTGAGTTAAAAAAGCATGTACGTTTAGCAATTTTGGACGCAAAGTTTATATTTGGTACATTAAAAACAACATACACGCCAAGGTTCTCTGTTAATCCCAACAAAGGGAAACCGATAGTTCTTGGTTACACACCAGACAAAAGACCAGTGTTTAAAATCACTGAGGACGGTGTGCAAATGGAACCAAATCAAATATTAACATCTGAGCTTTATTATGTTGAAAGAGTAAGTCCAACAGAAATGCTTTTCGATGTTAGTTGTAGAAATTTTGTCGAAAGGTCTGAATGGCTTGCACAGGAAATAGTCAAACCTGTAAGTTATTTTAAAAACAACGCTTTGTATGAAAACACAGAGAATTTACAATCAAATGTTGATATTAGAGACATTTATAAAAACAAAGACGACAAGGAAATATCTGCTGCAAGAAAACTATCAGACAAAGACGATACTGAGCTTTGTAGGGTTGTTGAAATACACGATCTGAAAAATAACAAATTGTATGTTCTTCCAGATAATTCCAATAATTTTATACGAGAAGAGGGTGCGCTTATGAATCCTTACTCGTTTTTGAAATTTAATGAAAAGCCTGATTCGTGGTGGCCTGTATCGGATATAAAACAGGAAATACCATTACAGCAGGAAATAAATATTGGTCGCTCAATGATGATGGCCCACGCAAGGAGATCAGCAAGAAAGTATTTTTATGATGAAGAAACTTTCAATGGTATTTCTCCTGTCGAGGGTATTGAAGCAATGAAAGACCCTTCTGACATGACGCTTGTAAAGGTAAACGATTTAGAACACAGGCCAAGGGTTGCAGAACTTGCAGTCCAAGACCCAAGCATATTTCAAAATTTAATGCAATCACATAATGATTTTAATCTTGTTTCTGGTGGAACAGAAGCGGGGACAGGTTTTACGCAGAGACGAAAAACAAAGGGAGAGGCACAGTTCCAAGAAGGACATGGTGCAGTAAGGATGGTTGACAAACAAAACCTTGTTGCAGATTTTGTTTCTGAGACATATAGAAATCTTGGAGAGTTAATACAGGCTACCCTTACAAAAACACAGGCAATTAAAATAATTGGCCCAACTGGTATCTTTTGGACAGAAGTTAAGAGCGGAGATATAGAGGGCGAAGTATTTTATGAAATAGATTCTGCTGAATTAAGGCCAAGGACTCCAGATTCAGACAAGGCTGCGCTCGGAGAGTTTATTGGTATTGTTGTTAATTTTCTTGGTGCTATGTCACAGAATCCATTATTGCAACAGGTATTTGATTTACAAGGAACAATAAAGGAAATAGCTAAATCATTTCCAAATGTTAATGCACAAAACATACTAAATGGGCAAATTACACCGGAACAGATTGCGACACTTGCGCTTAAACAAATGGAGAACCAAAATGCCAATATATAGTTATGAATGTATTTATTGTGTGCACAATTTTGATGAAATTAATAAATTTAAAGGCTCTGGTAAAACACAGTGTCCAAAGTGTGGGAACATAGCCTTTAAGATACCGTCAGCACCAAATCTTAATATATTTAAAAAAAGAGATTTTGCAGATGGTTCTTCAACTCCACCAAGCGTAAGCACTCCAAGCCAAGAAAAGACTTGGATGAAAGCACAGGGTATACAGTTTGAACCTGCAAAATCAACAATAAAGTACGACAACAAACTCAAGAATCTGGAGAAGTCAAAAACGGAAATGGAAGCTGCCTTTCACGAGGCACACACAAAAGTAGAACAAGGAGGGGGAAAAGATGAGTTTAGACGAGCTGCTGAAAGAGTTAGAAATAGAGGATGATGGTGAGAAAGAAATTGACCTGAAAGATGTGAAACTGGAGGATATTCCAGAAGAACAGAGGCCAATTTTTGAAAAAGCAATTTCGCTTCTTGAAGGCCAAACAAACAAAATTGCAGAACAGGGTCTTCAAATCAACACATTAAAAGAGGCATTTGACAAGGTTCCAAAACCAGAGGCCAAGAAGGAAGAAGAAAAGCCAAAGGGCTTTATGGGTCTTGAAGAAGACGATCCATATTTACCTGTTTTTAAATCATTTGCACAGAAAATAAACAGCATTGGTGTAAAGTCACCACAACAGCTTGAGGCTGAATTTGAAACAAACATTCAGGCTTTTGCAGCAGAAAACAAAGACATTGTTCAATATGTGAAGGAAATGGATGGGCTTGTGAAAGATCATCCAACACTAAAACAAGATGTTCCAAAACTTTATCAATTAGCCAAAGCAATGAAGGGGGGTGAAGAAAAGTCTAAGCAATCATCTGAAACAACTGGCAATACATCAAGGGATGTAGTTCAAACTGTGCAAAGCAAGAGCTTGTCGGAAGCTTTTGATTCAGCACAAAAAACATTAAAATAAGGAGGAAAAGGTTATGGCAGGTATTCCTGTAAGTCTCAGCCTTGATTACGGAACACTACTTTCAACAACCATGTTCAATTACAGGAACACTCTGTATGACAACATTTTCAACGCTATTCCGTTGTTTGTAATGCTTCGAAATAAAAAAAGGACTGAGGATGGTGGTGAAAGGATTTCTATTCCACTGATTTATGCGAGAAACAGTACGTTTAAATCAATGAGTGGGTATGACGAAGTTGACACCACACCACAAGATTCATTAACAACTGTTTTCAGTAACTGGAAGGAATTTGCAGGTTCTATTTCAATTTCTCGTAAGGAAGAGAATGTGAACAGGGGCAAATCTCAAATTATCAATATGCTTACTGCAAAAACAAAGGTTGCGGAAATGTCCGCATCTGAGGGGTTGGCTGTGCAAGCGATTGGAACAATAGCCACAACCGATCCGACCCTTGATCTTTCTCCATTATCGTACTTGGTTCAGAAAGACCCGACCGCATCGAAAGATGTGCAGGAATTGAACCAGTCGACCTATGCCATGTGGAGAAATCAGTACAGCGAATCTGCCGCAACTACATTTGCTGGTTTTCTGAAAGAAATGGAAAATCTGTACAATAAATGCAGTAAGGGTGGTGGGGCTGGCAAGCGCTCTGTACCAAACTGGATTGCTTGTGATCAGGGTTATTATGAACTGTATCTTGCTGCTGCACGTGACAAAACCAGAATCGTGAAATACGATGAAACAATTGCAAACCTTGGTTTTGGTGGCGCAAAGTTCAGAAATGCTATCTTGACATGGGACGAGTATGTTCCAGACATTGAAACCGGGACAAGTGTTCTGGAAAGCACAGTTGACACTTATTCAAGAGTATATTACAGTGCGTATTTTCTCAACACTGAATTTATTGAATATGTCCTGATGGCCGGTAGCGATCTCGACCTTGGCCCATTTATCAGCCCTGAAAATCAGCTTGCAAGAACTGCCATTTTGTATAATATGGGCAATATTTGCACAAGCAACAGGCGCAAGCAGGGTGTTCACTTTAAAATATTAACATCTATTGTAGCATAAGGAGGTAAAAAAATTGATCATTCAAAGAATTAACAGAACAAATCCAGAAAAAGTATTCATTATCGTTCGTAACGATAGTGCTGCGGCTTTTATCAAGGGTTATCCTTGCGTTTTTAAGTTTGATGCTACAAGGGATGGACTTGATGTTGAGGACGCAAAAACTGGTACTGCTGTAAAGAACCACCTGATTGCAGGTATTAACGATACTGCGCTTGCAGCGGGAAGCTATGGCCTTGCTCAGTGTTACGGAGTAAGAACTGATGCAGCAATGCTGAAATGCGGAACTGCAACTAATAAAAATGCGGCTGTCGGAGATGCCCTCGTATTGCTTACGGCATCAAGTCTTTTGAGCGGTGTGGCTGCCGGTGCTGTTTCTGCATGGTTAGCAGGAATTGTAATGGGCGAAACAATGGCTTCAAGCTCTGCCGTTGCAACAACTTCGGGAACAGTTTTTCTTCGTTTAATGTAAGGGAGGTAAAAATTGATTATACAAAGAGTAAACAGAAGCAACCCTGAAAAGGTGTTCATTATTGTTCGCAACGACAGTGCTGCTGCGTTCGTAAAGGGGTTTCCTGTGGTATTTAAATTTGACGGTACAAGGGATGGCCTTGACGTTGAAGATATTAATACTGGTACTGCTACAAAAAACCATCTTCTTGCAGGCATTGTTGACAGTGCGCTTGCGGCTGGTAGTTATGGCCTCGCACAGTGCTATGGTGTTCGTACAGATGTTGGTATGTTACGGTGTGGCTCAAATACAGATGCAAATGCTGCAATTGGTGATTTAATGGAAATGATTACAGCTTCATCCATTATGAGCATTACCGCTGCCGGTGCTGTTTCTGCATATCTTGCAGGGATTGTAATGGGCGAAACGCTTGCATCAAGCGGTACACTTGTATCAACCACGGGAACGGTATTTCTCAGACTAATGTAATGGAGGGAAATATGAATGTTGAATCTGCGGTAAATCGGAATAAGGAAAATGAAAGAAGGCTAAAGAGCCTTGAAAAATATCAAGTAAGTGGAGTTGATATTGCATTTCGGTGCGACAGATGCTCCAAGTTGGTACTACAACAAGATATACTCTACGGGGTTATGTGCAGAAAATGCGGAACCCGTAGAGTATATCCAATAACTCAAGACTTGACATGGTTTGGAGTTCATTATTGTAGATTTTGGAATTGGGTATGGAAACAATATTATGTTAGAAAGTTTAATACAAAAACTAAGTAAGTTTGACAAGGTTTTAGTTATAGGGCCACAACGTTCAGGAACCACTATCTCTGCCCTGATTATTGCCAACGAATTGGGATATAAATTTATTGACGAATCACAATACGGATATTGCGATAAATTTAAGTTTCTTTATGCTTTTTCAGGCGATAAGATAGTGGTGCATAACACAACTTTTTTTAAGAAAATATACATGCTGTCAACTTTTTTTAAGGAACACAACATTGCTATGGTTTTGATAAAAAGAAACATAAACGACATAGTGAAGTCATTTGAAAATTCTAAAAAGTTCACCATTGGCCCGTTTATGGATTCTACGAATTTGTTTTCTTTTTGTGATGAAGTTATGGGTGGCTTAAATGAACACTATGACCATGATGGAAAAAGACCATTGGCAGAAGTTCAATATGAACATTTTTATGAACACAATAAAGATTTCTTTGTTTTAAATTATGAAGATTTATCAGAGCATCATTTATTTATTAAGAAAGACGAAAGGCGAAAGACCTTTAAACACTTAAAGCAAGTAGACAAAGACCCTTATTTTTTAAATAAATTATATGCTTGAACATCTAATACAAAAACTAAAGAAGTTTGACAAGATTATAGTAACTGGTTCACCAAGATCAGGAACTACAATTACGGGACTCATAGTTGCAAGCGAGTTGGGCTATAAATTCATTGATGAATCTTGGTATGATGGAAACGACTCAAGAAAATTCATAGCTCTTTTTACATTACCACGAAAAATGGTTATACACACTACTGCTTTCCTGCGTGATCTTCATACTATACCTGAGTTTTTTGATATAAACAACGCTACCATTCTTTTAGTAAAGAGAGATATTAAAGACATACTGGCCTCTTTTGAGAATAGTAAGAATTTTACAGAAGGCGTACAGCCTCACGATGGGCTTTTTACACAGTTTGACGATGAAGCATTGGGCGTTATTTTAAAACATTATGGTTCTAAAAATGGTTGTGTGCCAGAAGTAATATACGACCATTTTTACAAGCACAATGAAATATTCTTTGAAATAGACTATAAAGATTTAAAAGATCATAAACTATTTGTACAAAAGGAGGAAAGGCGTGAAAATTTTCAGCATCTAAAGCAAGTGAAAGTCAATGATCCTAATTATTTATACAATCGGAAAGGAGTAATGGTATTATGACAGAACAATTTGTAGGAAAAATTGGTAATGGAGATAGAATGTGTGTGATAGCCATATGCACATTGACATCTATTCAGAACAAAGCATATGCAACTCATTTACAGTTTGCATACAAACTCGCAAAAGAGAATCCAGAGTTTCAATTTATTCTTTTTACGCCTTACAGGATGTCGATAGCAAATTTTAGGCATATGGCTGCGAGGGCTGCGCTGGAATCACAGGCAGAATATTTAATGTTTATTGATGATGATGCAGTATTAATTAATCATGCAAATATGTTTAAAGAACTGAAAGATAAAATAGACGGTGATGAAAATAAGCACGTTGTAATGCCATTAACGTATGTTCGTGGTTATCCATTTAATCCCATGTTTTTCAAATTTGTCAAGGAGCCAATAGAAGAAGGAAAAGGTGTAGATTTTTATACTGACTTTAAAGATCAGCCAGTTGATGATAAGAACCTATTGGAAGTTGCAGCAATCGGTTGTCATACTTGCTTGATTAAGACAGAAGTGTTTAAGTCGATTCCTGAACCTTGGTTTTTAACAGGAATGAACAACACGGAAGATGTTTATTTCTGTATGAAATGCCGTGATTATATTGAAAATATAGGGATATATGTTGCAACAGACATTTGTGCTTCGCACCTATTAGACCCCTTGTACGTCAACGATGAAAATGTTGAGATGTTTAAAGAGTTTTATGAAAAACTTGGAATGAACCAAGAGTCAAATATGGCCAATATCTTACACCAACCAGACCAGTTGGCCTCAGAGCTTGAAGAAATTGGGGAGGACTTTGAAAAATGAAATGGATATGTGCAGACTGTGGCGTAGGCCAAGACGAATTGCACATGGAAGGATGTGAGTATTTCATTTCAAAGCAAACCATATCTGATATTGTGCAAGAGAAGGGATTTGACAAAGACAAGCTAAGACTAAATATAGGCGGTGGGGATCAGAAATATTCAAACTGCCTTAGCTTAGACCTAGAGCCAAGCAAGATGGTTCATGCTGATATATATGGTGATATTACAAAAGGATTGCCGTATATAGAAGGCGATACGTTCAATGAAATTTTATTTATTCATGTTATTGAACATATTGAAAGAAAAAATCACCCAAGAGTTTTTGATGAAATATGGAGAATGTTAAAACCGGGATGCCGCTTAATTTTAGCTTATCCAGACATAATCGAAAACATGAAAAGATTTCTCGACAATAAGTATGGTGGTAGAGAAAGCATGTACCACAATACAATTTTCGGAAGGCAAGCGTATAGGGGTGATTTTCACGTTTCTGGAATATGGCGAGAGTACATTACAGACAAACTTATAAACTCTGGATTCGTTGACATTAAATACATACGACATACAATAAACACTACAATAACAGCGATTAAGGGAGAAAAACTAAAAACATTTTTAGAATAGGAGGGCAAAATGCCGACAGTAAATGTATTTGATCGAACAGCTTTATTTTACAAAGAGAAGGCAAGCGAAGGAAGGGTTAGGATTAGAAGGATTCCGTGGGATTTGATTGCGGTTGCTGGCAGCACTGGTTTGTTTGTTTCACCGCTTCCGGTAGCGATAAACTCGTTAGCAGACATAACCACTGACGACACAATCAATGAAAATGTTGCGGATATGCTTTATGACGACAACCAATCTGACATGATTGATGAAGTAATTGACATCATGTATTTTGATTCGGAAAATGCGTTCAATGCATTTATGGAAGGATGTGTCGGCTTTTATGATGGTAACGAATCCCAAAGTGCAGAATTTGGTTATCCGAGGGAATATGCGGTATGAGAACTTTCAGCCAACTACAAACTGATATATTTACTCAATTGAAAGAAGAGGTAGGCGATACCGGATTCTGGACAATTCAGGAAGTAAAAGATGCATTAAATGATACATATACCGATATTGCAGATTGGGTTATGTGTTTTCGGGCAATCTATATCATTGAAATAGTGGCTGATGTTAGAACGTATAAGTTGCCTGAAAATTATGTATCTGGTTCAATTGATCGTGTTGAGTTTGACAAGGAAAGGATACTTCCAGTTACAGCAGAAGAACTTGACGACACAAACTTGTCTTGGAGAAACGACGCAGCTTCAAGTCCAACAAATTATCTGCCTCCCGGTGATGTTTCTGAAATGGATGAAATAGTTTTATATCCAAAACCAGACACAGCCGGGACGGTTTATAATCTTGCATCAACGTCTGAGGACTATGGTGTAATCACCGCTGTTTATGATGATTCTTATGAAGAATTTGAACAGGAGAATGGTACACTCGTTTCAACAAGCGGTGATATTTTGTTTGAACATGAAAACGGTGTCGTTCTTGGAATTGAAGACCCTTCTGATAATTTAAGGGTTTTTGCTGCAAGGTATCCAAAAAGATTGTACAATGACAACGAGGTCTTTTTGCCACCAGTTGCACATAATCCCAAAAAGATATTCACAAAAGGTGCAATGGCAATTCTCTTGGCAAAAGAAGGTGAAGGAAAAGATATTGCCAAAGCAAGTTTTTATAACAAAAGATACGTTGAGGCCGTTCAAAAGATTCAAAGGCCAAGAGTAAAAAGAAGGCACAGGATAGGAAGCGTTACGGATGTTGCTGGACATCGTGGTTTAAATTTGGGATCAAGTTATCCTGCATATATACGGAGATAATTATGGCGGTAACATATTATAAAGGGTTTATTGGTGTTGAGGATGTTGAATTTGGCGTGGGTGTTTTCAACCGCATTGATTCAACTGGTGCAGCAAAGCAATTAAACCAAATAAACAAAAGCATTATTCCACGAAAAACAGTTATTAAAATTGCTGCTTTTACGATTAATGCAAATACCTATACTGGCGAAGCTACGTTTACAAATGCGGCAGCAATTGCAGCTATGGAATACGAGCTTCCGGTTGCGAAAGCAGGGCTTGGGCCATATCATTTTACTGTTATTGCAACACAAACGATAACCGTTGATCCAAACGGTACAGACCTTTTCCGTGATTGTTCAGCAGGTAAAAATAAGTCTTCAAATGTTGCAGGAAACAGACTGTCAATTTGGTGTGATGTGAATGGAACATGGGAATGGGATTACGAATTAGTATCAGGGAATTGGACAAATGAAGCATAAGATATACTATCATTTAGGATTAAATACAAAAGTTGAGCCACAGTTCTTGAAAGAGGGAGAATGTAGCATTGCACAGGATTGCTATTTTGATAAATATGGTAACGTATCGTCAAGAAAGTTCAAGACTGTAAAGCAAGCATATCCTGATACAATTAGGACTATCTTTCCGTATTCAAATCTATTTGTAAGTGCAAACGGTTCTCTGTACAATGGCCCAAAACTCATAGGTTCTGGATACGGAACTGTTCCATTTAATTGTGTTGAGTACAATAGTGTTCTTCATATGGTTAACAATCTAAAGCAATTGAGATGGAATGGCACAGATTTGTTTAACCTTGGATTAAAAAAACCAGATCAAGCTCCAACAATTTCTGACTCTGGTGATGCTGGTAATTTAGATGGTGAGTATTATTATAAAATTACATATGAAGACAAGTATGGCTTAGAATCAAATCCATCTGGCGCATCAAATGCGATCACTGTTGCAACAAACAAAATAGACGTTGGTTTTTTACCAACCAATGTTGACAGGATTACGCATATTAATATTTATCGCTTAGGCGGAACGCTTACAAAGTGGTATTTTGTTGATAGGGTTTACAAACAGGCTGGTCTTGATTCTGCTTCTTTGGCACGAATTGATACAGACGATCAGGGTTCGTATTATAGACGTGTTTGGGGTGATGGTAGTTTTATATATGTTGCATCAGGACTTTCTGGTATTCGTGTTCATACTGTTAGTGATATTGGGGTGTTGACATACGTTGGTGTAACTGCTCCAATTTATATAACAAATGCAGTAAGGGGTGATAGCAACTTTTTATATGTGGCTGATGCCAGTGGGCTTCGTTCTTATGGCGTAGACAACACTGGCACATTAACCCTTCTTGATACAGACACAACCCCGGATGCATGTGGCGATGTATTTGCTGACGATGATTTTATTTATGTTGCTGGCGGTGATGGTTTATATGTATATAGCGTTGATGCAGGTGGTATATTAACATTGTTGGATTCCGAGCTTCCGCCTTACAGCTATGCGGTAACTGTTGGGAAGGTGTGGTCAGATAGTCGATTTGTGTACGTTACAACTGGAAGCCCCGGACTTTTTGTTTATAGCGTTGACAGTGTTGGTAAACTAACGCTTGTAGACAGTCTTGATCTTTCTGCTGGCTCAATGACAAGTATGTGGAGTGATGAAAATTACCTATATGTTTCAGATGGGTATTATGAAATAATTGTTTTAAGCATTAGCGATTCTGGAAAAATAAAACAAGAATCAACAGCTACAACCTCAACCGCAGGTTATTATATTTGGGGTGACAATAACTTTATATATTCATCAACGAGTGGTGGTATAAAAGTTTGGGTAAAAGAAAGCGATGGTACGCTAACGTATGTAACCATAGACACAACGTACACGGGTTCTCAATATGGTATTTGGGGCGATGACAAATTCATATATTTAGCAGCAAGCAACGAGCTTGCCTCGTTTGGATTTAGCTATGAGTACGAAGATAATATTGCAGATTCAGCATTGGTAGATTTAATTGAAGCAGAGAACAATGATCCTGCTCCAACCAATCTGCATTTTTTAACCGAACACTATGAAAGACTTATTGGTGCAAGAACTGTTGATTATCCAAATGGTGTGTATTTTACAAGGGAGTATCTTCCTGAATCTTGGGGAGATAATTTAAACTACAATTATTTACTCGGTTCAAATGACGAATTGACTGGCATAATCTCATGGGGTCGGTATGTAATTATATTTAAAAAACATCAAATATATGTAATGGAGGGTGAGAATCCTACATTATGGTATAGGAGAAGGGCTGATTCCAGAAAGGGAAATATTGCCCCTTACTGTTTATCTTTTTGGAAGTATCCAATCTTTTGCAGTTACGATGGCCTTTATCATTTTGATGGAAATCTTGACGTTGAATTGTCAGATAAGATAGAACCATTTTTCAAAACAAACAAGGCGCAAATACCAAACGCTGTCGGTGCTGTTTATGATAATAAATATTATTTCGGTTTAAATGACAAAACGCTTGTTTATGATTTAACAAATCAAATCTTCTCCATATATAATTTTGGTTTAAATGCGATCGTGTATGACCAAAGAGATAATGTTTTATATGGTGGTAGTGGAAAAGACTTGATTGAAATGGAACAGGATATGAATGATGATTCTGAAACCATTTCATTTCAGATAAAAAGTAAAGCTGTTCAATTAACTGAAACAGCAGAAGGAACAGGAACCCTACGAAACTTTTATGTAACCATTGATACACAAGGCGAGGATGTTACGCTTAATATTTACATAGACAAAACGCTTAAACAAGCCATAACATTAAATACAGCAAGGGAAGCAAAAGTTAGAAAAAGCTTTTCTTCAACTTTAAAAGGACAATACGCAGAATTTGAATTTGTATATTCTGGAACAAAACAAATAACAATAAAACCACCACTGGTAATAAATCCAGAGGAAAAAGATGGCTGAAATAATAGGGCAGATAGCTTCTCCAGACACAGCACAAATTAATGAAAAGCTCCGTATAATACAGAGACTTTTTGATAATACCAATAATTTGTATGTGGCTAACTCTATCCTAAAGGCTGACGATGTAAAAAATCCAATTGCCCTAACCGTTGCAGAACAAACCATTATCGGTAGAATTACAGATGGAAATATTGCAGCCTTAACCGCTGCACAAGTGAGCGGTATTTTAACATGGGCTTTACGAATTGATGGAACACGTCCCGGTGCAACTACTCAAGTTCAAGACTTTGGCAGCAACGGGTTGTCGCTGGATAAAATGGTTGAATCCACCACCGATGCCGGTGTAACGATAGAAGGAGTTAAGGCAGAGAATAATAATTTAAACGTTCCTGCACTAACAGCGTCTCAGGTAGTTTTAACAGATGCATCAAAAGACCTTGCCTCAAGAGCAATTGGAATTGCAGATACAAATATTTTAAGGGTTGATGGTGATCCTAACGATAATGAATTTGCAAGATTTACAGCCGATGGCCTTGAGGGATTAACTGATGAAGAAACACTTGCTGCATTATCTGGTGATGCAGGTGCAACTTTTAGCTGGAATAGCCAAAGTCTTACTGATGTAGGAAGTATTGTTGTTGATGATGGCGGTACGATTGGTAACGATGTAAAATTAACTTTTGATGATACGAATGATGAACTTGAAATAACGGGTGGCGATGTTGTAATTGGGAGAAATCTTCAAGACTACACCGAGTATGCTGATAGTCTTGCTGCTTCTGTTGTAGTTACTAATGCAAACACTATTACGGTAACTAATTTAGATCGAGATGAAGATTGTTATCTAACTTCTGACGAAGGCGCAGGGGCGATTACTGATTTTACACATTGGGTTGATGTTAATGTAACAGCCGGGATAATTGGGTCTGCTTTTGCTCCTTGGGCGATTTCTAATGCAGATGATGATTTGAACGATATTGACTTAGCAAGTGGAGATGCCCTATTTCTATGGGCAGGTCGTGGTGCAGCCGGAGAATACGAGATAGCAATCCAAAGCCTTGATGGTGGAGCGATAACCGAAGTTGATAAGTCAGGCACAGTCGTATATAATACTCCGTCTTATCTTTCCATTGTTCGAAGCTCGACAACCATGACGGTAGACATATATTCAACAGCAGCTTTAAGATCAGCCGGTGCGGGGGGTGACGTTGACGTAATAACCGGAGCCGTGGTTGGAACTGCTTTTAGGTATGTCTACGGAATAGGTAGTTACAATACCGGTGCAGGTGGAACAGACATCTCTGGCACAGTCAAAAACCTAACAATAAACAAAGGCTTACTCAATCTTGCAAGAACAGTAAACGCAGGAGCAGACACAGACAAATTCCTTGTTCACGATGCAAGTGGTAATGTAGATTTTAGAACGGGTGCGAATGTGCTTGCTGATCTTTCTGGTGATGCGGGTGCTACTTTTGATTGGAACAATCAAACATTATCAAATGTAAATTCTATATCGGTAGGAACAGATAGTCCAGCAGCAGGGTTTAGTGGTGTCGGAGATATTTATGCAACAAGCGGCATCAAGGCGATGGAGGGGTTGTATGCAGAAGCCGTGGCTTATGGTGCAGGTTTAGAGGTTGCAGATAATTCTCTGGTAGTTACTCACACAGGGACAGGTGCAACTTTAACAGCAGCCACGCAATTAATCACAGATGCAGGTGGGAGTTTTGACAGTA